GTAGCAGCGGGCAAAGCATTGTCACGCGCAACTGGTGGCCTTAGCATGAAAGCAGCCCAGGCAAGCCTGGCAATTCAGTCCTACAACATTGTTAAGACGTTTTTGCCCGCAACCATGAGCCTGGGATATGCAAGCCCAGCCATGATTACTCAAGGCACAAACCGCGTAGGCCCGATTCGCCAAGGCATGAATGCTTACGTTCGCCCTGGACAAACGCCCCTTTTGTCCGCATATCAACGCCCAGGCGCTACTGCATTGCTGAATGGCAACGCAGCCAAGCGTGAAGGCGTATCGATGTTCTATTGATTGTTAGATTGGGCGGCGCGATAATGCAATGCCCGGTTAATTTTTAACTTTTTTTTGAAAGGCCAATATCATGGCAATGGATTTTGTACCCACAGCAGCGGATTTCAATTCGCGCCGCGTCACCAACCCTTCCCAGTCAGAAGTGGTGCGTCAAAGATTTTTTGACTATCAACTTTATGCGACAGCAGGTGTTTCTCAATTAACGTTTTTTTCGTCACCAGTAGGTCAGGGATTGACCACAGCAGTAGGTGCTACTGCGGGTACGGCAAAAACCCTATGGGATACCAACCTGGAACTCCCCAATACTTTGCCTAGCGGTAAAGCATTCATGATCGAATCGATTGAGGTAATTTTCTTTCCTGGTTCGGTTTCTACTGCAAACACCTATACCCTGGTTTCGCCGGTTACTTATAACGCGACACCAGCCGCAGCGGTGGCGGCACAATTGGCAGACGTAAATTCGTTCTATCAATCCGGTATGTTGGAACTCAATATTTTGAGCAAAAACTATCTGCGTGAAACCCCATTGATTGCATTCCCTCCGAAAGCCAATTTCAACCTGGACGTGGCCTTTAGCGGTTCCGGTACAGCAGAAAACGGCGCAGTAAATGGACGCATCAGCGGACGCCCCTACTACATCAGCCCCGAAATTGCACTGCAACCAGCAGTCAATTTCGAGGTAGTTTTGAAGTGGCCCGCAGCAGTCGCTACACCATCCGGTTTCAATGCCCGCGTCGGTGTGATCCTGGACGGATACTTCATGCGCGCATCGCAGTAATGCGATAAGAATCACCTTTCCGGGTGAAAAACGAGATTTGCCGGGATGCTCGAAAACTATCCTGGCATTAAATTTCAACCTTGAGGCGAAAACAATATGCAATCGCAATCATTTACGATTACCGACTTGGAGGCATATGCGTCCAAGTTTTACCAAGGGCGTCCGCTATTGTTGACCCCTTATGGTTACACGTTGACGTATAGCAGCCTGGCATCAGGCGCAAGCGCAACACAAACATTAAACATTGCAGCCAATGCAGACTTTATTTTTGTGGGCCTACACGCTCGCGCAAACGTCGCAAATGCCGGTCAAACGGCGGCAACCCTTACGCAGCCCTTGGCGCGCGTTTTGATCGTTGACAGCGGAAGCAATGAACAGTACACCAACAACGCGGTGGATTTGTTCAATTACGCTACAACCGGCAACATCACAAACCCGCTGATTTATCCGCGCATTGTTTCGGGCCGTAGCACATTGACCATTACATTGTCAAATTACGACGCCGCACAAACTTACAACATCGACCTATTCCTGGAAGGTGTTTTAGTACGCGCATACGGCGCAGCAACCTAAAGGCAAACAATGGCGACCAACCCAAATTTTCCCCGGGTAAATTGGTTATCGCCGCTAGAGGCGTGGAGCAGCCCGACGTTTTTGTCGGGCTCGCCCCACAATTTGCCAAAGGAAGCAAACATTGCAGCGGCACAAAATACCGCGCAATTCAGTTTCGAAGGGCAAACAATCAATGCCAGGGAAACGTATCGATACGCATCGCTACAAGACATTTCACTATCGGTAGGAACGACCAGTATTAAATTCCTGGACGCGCCCATTGGTAAACGCAATATGCTTGGATTTCGTAATGCGTCCAGCGGTTCACAAAACCTATATATCGGTTTTGGCGCACAGGCAACAACATCGAACTGGATGAAACTAACACCAGGTCAATTGGTGCTATTCGATGCAGTAGTACCGCAAGATGACTTATACGTTATCTCCGACGCAGCAAGTGCGACATTTGCATACGCATACTCTACATTTGGTGGATAACATGAAACCAGTACATTGGGCAATGATCGCAGCAGCGGCGTATTTGTATTACATAACGTCGCAGCGAAAAAACGTTTCAATCGTTCCAAACTTACCAACATTTGACCCGGGCAGCGGGCCGATGACAGGGCCAGGTGCATGGGATGAAACAGGATTTACTCCTCCAAAGTTTCCGCATACACCAACGCCAGCAGGGGATGAAACAGTATTTACTTATCCAAAGTTTCAGCATACACCAACGCCAGCATGGGCCTATTCGACAATGGGCGGTTATGAAGGCGGCATGAACTGGCCCGCAAGAGATAACATTTTCGGGTAAATCGTGAAAAACGAAGCGGCGGCGGGTATCGTATTTGCGGCACTCGCCGCCTATTTTTTTACGCGCGGTAATGAAGCCCGCGCCGCCCAGGTAGATACGGCGGGCCAGGATACCAGCGTAGCACCTAGCGAGGCAGATATGAATGTTGACACAACACAGCCGACATATTCGCCGCCGCAGTCCAGCAACGATCCGGACGCTAACGTTAAAGCATTCCTATTCACTATTCGCGCTAGCGAACATCGATACCCGAACGACGTAACGAACGACGCCGCATACCATATTTTTTACGGCGGCAAACGTTTTTACAACATGGCAGACCATCCAGTTTTAACTGGAGAATTGTCACCAGTACCATTACCGACCAATATTTGCGCGGCAAGTGGACTTGGGCCAGGATGCGTGAGCAGCGCAGCCGGTGCATATCAATTCATTAAGGCAACCTGGATACGACTGCGAAACAAACTGCAATTGCCCGATTTTTCGCCAGCATCACAAGACCTAGCAGCGGTTCAATTGCTGGATGACATTGGCGCACTCAAACTAGTGCAGTCAGGCGACATTGAAGGCGCACTCGCCAAGGCCAGCAAGGTTTGGTCATCGCTACCAGGTAGCACCGCACAACAAAATCCAAAAACGCTGCAATACGCGCTCGACAGGTTCGCCGAAGGTTTGACAGCATAAGGCGGGCCAATGATTGACCCGGTCACAGCCTTTGCAACCGCCCAGGCAGCCATAAAGGGCGTCCAGGCCGCCATAAAAATGGGAAAAGACATTCACGCAATTAGCGCGGATGTAATGAAATTTTTTGAAGCAAAAGACGTAGTGCAGCGCGCAGCGTCCCATCCAAAAAGCAGTTTTGCAAAATCGGATACCGCCCAGGCATTCGAAATCGTGATGCAAGCCAAGCAATTGGCAGACGCCGAACGCGAACTAAACAACTTTATGGTTATGTCAGGCCATGCCGATACCTGGCAGCAATTGCTGATAGAACGAAACAACATCATCGCCAGGCGTAAATCGGAAGAAATACTCGCAGAAAAACACGCCAAGAAAAAAAAAGAAGAACTCGACGAATTGATAAATTGGCTACTTGGCGGCGCAATTGTCATATCAATTTTTGGAATCAGCGTTTGGTGGCTAACAATGCTTTTGGGGAAATAAATGTTTGAAATACTTAGCGGTGGAATATTCGGAAGTTTGATTGGCGGCATATTTCGCCTAGCCCCAGAGGTCATCAAATTTTTTGATAAAAAAGACGAACGCGCGCATGAAAGACTAATGTTTGAGCAGCAATGCCAACTAGAGACATTGCGCGGACAGCAAAAACTGGCAGAGATTGGGGCGCAGCGCGAAGCCACAGTAGACGCTGGCGTGATGAATGCGTTTAACAGCGCCATCGAGCAGCAGACCGAAATGGTCAAGGCAGCCGGTGGGTGGTTTGCAAGTTTGTCAGCCAGCGTAAGGCCATTTGTCACATACTGGATTTTGCTAATTTGGTCATTTGTGCATATTTGGTTCGCCTGGAATGCCTGGGCAACCGGCGCGCCGCCCGATGCAGTTTTTCGTTTAATGATGTCGGGCGACTTTTCAGCCCTGGTAAGCGGAACGCTAAATTATTGGTTTTTAGATAGAACCCTGGCAAAGCGTGGACTATGAACCTGGACATTGCAACCGCCCTTTGCAAGCAATTTGAAGGGTTTAAGGCAAAGCCTTATTTATGTCCAGCCGGTATTCCTACGATTGGATATGGCAGCACCTATTACGCGAACGGCAGTAAGGTAAACCTTACAGATCAGCCAATATCGGAACCAGCAGCAGCCGATTTACTGGTGCATGAACTGCAATATACCTACCTACCAGGCGTATTGCGACTTTGCCCAATACTGCTAACAGATACCAAAAAGTGCAATGCAATCGTGGATTTTGCCTACAATTTGGGCGTCGGGAGATTGCAAACCAGCACATTAAAGCGCAAAATAAACGATCAAGATTGGGACGCAGCAAAAGAGCAATTATTGTTGTGGAACAAAGGTGGCGGTAAAGTTTTGCCAGGACTAGAAAAACGCAGAAAAGCAGAATGCCTACTATTCGATTGATTTTTATCAAGGGTTAAACAATGTCATTTATAACGTCGTCCGCAGTCATAACAGACCCGCAAAACGCCCCGGTGGATGTTTTAGCAAACAGCGCAGGGCCGTACACAGTCGGTAGCACTTTTACCTGGACAATTACAAATTTCGATTCCTATGCGACGTACACAGTATCGTCAACCATTGGAACGATTAGCCAGGCAAATGGAACAATCACCTTAACTGTTACATCTGTATCGGCAAACGGCGGTTTCACAATAAACAATCGTCAAATAAGTTTTGCAACTGTTTTACCCCTAGCGGTAGGCCAGGCAACCTATACAACACCAGGAACATATACATTTGTTGCACCAACTAACACTATTACATCAGCAAGTATCGTATTAATAGGTGGTGCTGGTGGTGGTGCTGGTGCTGGAGGTGGAAACCTTCAAAATGGTGGAGGCGGTGGCGGTGGAGGTTTAGCATACTCAAATGGGTATGCAATGACTTCAAGCAGCAGTCATACAGTAGTAGTCGGAGCCGGTGGAGCCGGTGGCGCAGTCACATTTGATGGAAGCGCGGGTGGTGCATCAAGTTTTGATGGAATATTTTTTGGTGGTGGTGGTTCAGCGGGATTAGTAACAGTCGCGGGAACATCACCAGGTGGAACACCATCCGGAACATATACGGCGGGATTTAATGGTGGGCAAGGCGGCAGCGGATATTTACAAATATCGAACCAGGGACAAGCGGGAGGCGGTGGCGCAGCCGGTTATGCTGGAAATGGTGGAAATGGTTTTTGCATAACAGTCGGTGTTAATGCAACCGCAGGGGCCGGTGGTGGTGGTGGTGGTGGACAGGATGGCGGCGGTGGTGGTGGAATTTCGTATTTGGGACAAGGCACAAATGGAGCAGCCGGTTCAGCAACAAATTTTGCATTAAGTGGTGGTAGAGGTGGTTCGGGTGGTGCGAATGGCAGCACAGCAAATGGAACTCAAAACAATAACGGCGGGGCCGGTGGAAATTACGGCGCAGGCGGTGGCGGTGGAATTAATAGTTTTCCATATATCGGAGGCGGTACAGGCGCAGCGGGAACAGGTGGATTTGTACGAATCATTTATCCAGGGAATACTAGATTTTACCCATCAACAGGAACGACAGACCAATGAACTTATACATTCAAATAGTCGATGGTGCGCCATTCGAGCATCCAATACTCGAAAGCAATTTGCTAGACGCATTCCCAGGTATCAACCTGGATGACCCAGCAAGCGGATATGCAAAATTCGTGCGCTTAGAGCCGCCCCAATTGGGAACGTATGAAAAAAATCAAACAGTCAACTATGAATTGGTAGATGGTGTTTACACCGACGTTTTCCGATGTGAACAATTCACAGCAGAAGAAAAACTGGAAAAGCAAAACAGAATCAAAGAAGCATTTGCAGAAATAGGATTCAATTCCTGGACTTTTAACGAAGAACTTTGCATTTTTGAGCCGCCATTCCCGCCGCCAAATGACAATAATCATTATGGGTGGGACGAAGAAAAGCAAGCCTGGTATTTAGTGGTTTGGGACGAAACTACAAAAAAATGGGTTAAACAATGATCGACTTCACCGCACTATTACAGGCCATCATAGGTGCAGCCATTGGCGGTGGTAGCGCATATGTTGCAATTCGTACAGACCTGGCAGACTTAAAAGCCCGCATGAGCAATGCGGAAAAAACGGCAGACAACGCGCACGAACGCATAGACAAAATTTTGCACAGCAAATAAGGATTTTTTGTATCACCTGGTACTCATGGGACAGGTAAGAAACTCAACGTATCGTCACCAGCGACAAAACAAGTTTTGTCACCAGTAACGAAACGAACGATTCAATCGTCAATGGGAAGCATAGGCCGTGGCGGGTGAATCGCGTCTAAGCCCAAAATTTTGTTTACCGAAGCCAGGTGCAAAGCCCGCGCAGACTTTTCCGATTCGGTAGCGGTAGTCATACCATAATGCAGGGTAAAGTACCTGGAATCATTCAGCAGCGCCCGCAATTCGATGCACTCGCGGGCCAGGTCAACGCGCTGCGACGCCAATTCGTAGGCATCTACCTGGTCAGAAATTTGACGTTTTCGCCAGCCGGTCATTTTGCTAACTCCAATTTGGCATCATGGTGCATTTTCAGCAGCGCCAGGGCATTGGCTAACTCGACCTGGAGGTTTTGGGCCTCGCGGCGCAACTCCAGAAAATCGCGCTGATAGCGGAAGATTTCAGACTGTAAATGGCGTTTTTCACTCTTGAATGCCTCAGAACAGACAGGGCAATATGGTTCTTTCCGGGTACGATCAAACATGGTTTACTCCAAAAATGTTGCGGAATTGCATCATAAATTCAAAAAGTACAGCTCGAAATCGTTTTTTTCTATCAAAAAATCGGATACATTAGCCGCGTGGCGTCGAAACCATCGAGACCGTTTACTCATGCACCGCCCCTTTTTTGGGGTTTCGACCGGTGCAGCAGTAAGCGGTTTTTTTTTGGAGCAAAGCAAATGCGTACCTATTACGTTGTGGAAGATGGAGACAAGTTTTACGTTTGTTACGAAAACCACAACGGCGAGCCGCGCGTAGTCAGC